GTAGAAGAAGTTATTGGCGACGGCTCCGGCTCCGGCTACGGCTCCGGCTCCGGCTCCGGCTCCGGCTACGGCTCCGGCGACGGCTCCGGCTACGGCTCCGGCGACGGCTCCGGCTACGGCTCCGGCTCCGGCTCCGGCTACGGCTCCGGCTCCGGCTCCGGCTCCGGCTACGGCTCCGGCTCCGGCTCCGGCTCCGGCTACGGCTACGGCTCCGGCTCCGGCTACGGCTCCGGCTCCGGCAGAGATATTAAAAAGATCAACGGCATGGATGTGGTAGTGCTGGACGGTGTATATACCGTTGCCCAGCGTATGAGCAGAGGTGTCCTCCGAGGCTTCATTTTTGACAGAGGTTACCGGCTTGTACCATGCGTGGTGGTTCGCAACGGCACCACCTTTGCGCATGGAGAGAATATCCGGGACGCAATGAACGCACTCCGGGAAAAGCTCTACGACGATATGAGCGAGGACGACCGCCTGGCCGCATTCTGGAGCGAGCACAACTGGCATGACACTTACACCGTTGAAAACTTCTACAGGTGGCACCACATATTGACAGGAAGCTGTGACATGGGCCGCCAGCAGTTCTTCAACCAGCACAACCTTACCATGGAAGAACGGCATACTGTGAAATGGTTTATAGAACTGACTAAAAACGCATACGGAGGCGATGTGATAAAACGCCTCAAAGAGAGAAAATATGACAAGCAACAGCGAAATATATGACAGCCTCCGGCGTCCCCCGAAGTGGGCTCTCCGGGAGATCAAGGACGGCAACCTTAAAGGCAAGACCGATATAAACCCACAGTGGCGTTTCGAGGCCATGACCAAGGAGTTCGGTCCTGTAGGCATCGGCTGGTGGCATGACAAGCCGACATTCACAATCTATGACGGTGCCAACGGCGAGAAGATTGTGCTGGCAGAAGTTAACGTGTTCGTTCTGGAGAGGGAGTCCGGCGAGCCTTCCAAGCCTATCTATGGATGTGGCGGCTCCGTGCTGGTGAATAACTTTTCCAAGGCTGGATTTAAGAGCAACGACGAGGCATTCAAGATGGCTCTGACAGATGCATTCTCATACGCATTCAAGGAGCTGGGAGTGGCAGCTGACATATACGCAGGGAAGTGGGACGGAAGTAAGTATACGGATGCGGCAAAGGAAGAGCCGCAGGCGCAGCAACCGGCACAGGCCAAGGCTACGGCAGAGCCGAAGAAGCAGCCGGTGAAGGCCACCAAGGAGCAGATAGACAAGATGGCGAAGCTGGCCAAGTCATTCAACCAGAAGGAGCTTGACGAGTTCAAGGCCAAGTATAACGGCGACCCTGCGGGAATGATAGACGCAATGACCAAGGCAAGGGCCGCAAAGTTTGAGGCCGGGACACTGCACCAGGAAGAAGCCGGGGAACCGACCCCGGAGGAATTTGATGATGACTCAAAGGAGCTTTATAAATGAACGATCTTAACATGGTATTGATCACCGGCAGGCTCACGAAGGATGCCGAGCTGAAGTACACAAAGGCAGGGGACCCGGTGGCCGGGTTCTCCCTTGCAGTGAACCACAGCAAGAAGGATGCAAACGGCCAGTGGGTAGACGAGCCCGACTACATAGACTGTAAGATGTGGAGAAAGCAGGCCGAGACTCTATCCAAATATTTAGTGAAAGGCAAGAAGATACTTGTCAACGGCGAGTTCCGGCAGGAGAAATGGACCGACCAGCAGGGCGCACAGAGATCACGGCTGATAATGAATGTCACCATGATGCAGTTCATGGGCCCGGCTGACGGCCAGGGTAAGTTCAACGACGAAGGCATACCGTTCTGATGGATAAGTATTACTTTTTCAAGAGTTATCACACAGCTTTGAAAGACCTGAAGGCATCCACAAGGTATGCAATACGAGAGGCTATAGACGAGTTCATGTTTGAGGACAAACTTCCGGTCTTTACAGACAACCTGTCCAAGTCCATCTGGTCGCTTCTCCTTCCTACTCTCCACAAATCCAAAGTCAGGTATGAAGCTGGCAAGCAAACCTTTAGCAAAACCCAAGCAAAAGTGGAGCAAAACCCAAGCAAAAGTGGAGCAAATCAAGAGCAAAGTTCAAGTTTGCTTCCAGTTTGCTCTTCCAAGGAAAAAGGAGAAAGGAAAAAGGAGATAAATAATACCCCCATTATCCCCCAAGGGGGAGTCGCTTCCGCTTTCGACAAATTCTGGGAGGCTTATCCCCTGAAGAAAGGCAAGCAGGCGGCGAGAAGAGCTTTTGACCGGGCAAGGAAGCTCACCACCCTTGATAATATGCTTTCAGCAATAAGAAAGCAGAAGGGCTGGGAACAGTGGACAAGGGACAACGGCAAGTACATACCGCATCCTGCCACCTGGCTCAACCAGGGAAGGTGGGACGACCAGAGCGATGTGGACACAGAGCCGGAGAAACCGGCTCCGCCGCCGAGACTGGAAGCCTGCCCGCTGTGCGGATCAGCGGACTTCCGGCAGCGCGTCGATTATGGAATATGTAATGCGTGCGGCAAGGGTTTTTCATGGTATGGCTGGAAGAAAATCTGGAAGGAGGACAAGTGATGTTTTCACAGAAAACTTTGAAGTTGATAAACGATGCAGCCCTGGAAGAGCACGAGAACGCCAAGAAGAACTGGGGCGAGAAGTACCACAGCAAGCACGAAGCCTGGGCCGTGCTCCACGAAGAGGTGGGCGAAGTCAGGAAGGACTACAAAACAATTAAGAACCTGGAGAAGTGGCTCTGGTCGTCCATAATAAACAATCAGACTCCGGACATCCGGCTGATGATGGAGCTGGCAGAGTCGGCAAAGCACCTGGCGATGGAGGCGTGCCAGGTTGCGGCTGTGTGCAGGAAGATGATTGAAGGAGCGGAATGATGGCTTTTCATGTTGATTTATTCATAGGCTGTGTCAGGCAGATGCGGAGTGCCCAGAAGCAGTATTTCAAGACAAAGGACTACGCATCACTGCTTGAGGCAAAGAAGCAGGAGGCAGAGGTTGACCGGCAGCTGCGGGAGCTGGATGCGGACAAGGAAAGGGAGCAGCCCGGCTTTGATTTTGGAGGACAAAGCCATGCCATTTATGAGGTGGGTTAAGACCCCGGATGGATATAAGCCGGTGGAAATGACTGATGAAGAAGTGAAAGCACAAAACTTTATGGCTAAACGAAAAAACGCAGAGATATGGTTGGATGAAGCATCAGAAATGGAGAAGCGAGAAAAGGAGGAGCAGACAAAATGATTAGTTATTATCCAAACGCAATGCACCTGAACGAGGCTTTTGATAAAGCCTTTGTCTATGAGCAGGGGAACCCGGAGCAAGAAAGGGCAGCGCAACAGATCTATGAGCTCTGCGCAAAGATATACAAGGTCGGCTTCCGGGACGGCGTGGATAAGATGACACAGAATGTGGTGAAGATGCTGAGGGAGAGATATGGCACACAAGATACTGATTGAGCTTGACGAAAAGACAGAGGCGTATCTGCGGGGCCTTGCCAAGAAGATGGGCAAGACTATCCAGCAGGCTGCCGGGGAGATTGTGAAAACATTCTTTGAGGCATACGAGAACGCAAGGAAGAAGCAATGAGCACCACGGTCTACAACGTTGACTGCATGGAATATATGCGGACAGTCCCGGACAAGTTCTTTGACCTGGCTATTGTGGATCCGCCGTATGGTGGAGGCTCGAGAGAGAGAGAGAGAGAGAGAGAGAGAGAGAGACGGGCTGCACGGCGGAATTGCAGACTTTGAAAGCAGGAAGCGTTCCCGGTTCGGAGGGTTGTTTGACAAGTACCATATCTGCGAGCAGGACAGGGGGAACATGGGCGGCGAAGTACAGCCACCAAGGGGGTGTCTTTAGCGGGGCGGATATAAGGCACTGGGATATAGCCCCGAATGCTGAATACTTTCGGGAGCTGGCAAGGGTGAGCAGGAACCAGATTATCTGGGGTGCAAACTACTTCAATATGCCGCCTACCCGGTGCTTTGTGGTGTGGAGGAAGTTATCCATAAGTGAGAACTTCACTATGGCCATGGCTGAGTATGCCTGGACTTCCTTCAATGACAACGCCAAGGTGTTCGAGCATACGCCGCAAGGGACCCAGGCGGAGCCCAGGATCCATCCGACCCAGAAGCCTGTGGCCTTATATAAATGGCTGCTTGCGAGGTTCGCCAAGTCCGGGCAGAAGATACTGGACACCCACGTTGGAAGCGGCTCAAGCAGGATAGCCTGCGACGAGATGGGCTTTGACTTTGTGGGGTGCGAGATAGACAAGGTTTATTTTGATTTGCAGGAGAAGAGGTTTGCTGACTGGAAAAAGGGAGCCGGATCTCAGCTGCAATTCGATTTTTAGGAGGCAATAGATGTTGTGGGGTAAGAAGAAGCCGCCGGAGAGAAAGCCTCATTGCCAGTTGTGCAATCGGGATTTTGTAAGCAAAGAGGAAGATCGTCTTATCAACGAGCTTTCAGAGTGCCATAGATATGAGGGGGTATCGGATATATGTGAGGACTGTGCTGCCGCTTGTGAACAGTACAGGACAAAGTATTTTTTGGATAATTTTAGGGGATAATTATGGATTGTGATAAGAGGGAGATACTTTTCAGAGGCAAGCGACTGGATAATGGTGAGTGGACACAGGGCTTTCTGTTCAAGATTTGGAACAAGGCTTTCATTCAATGGGGTACAATCAATGGCTTTCCCGACATGAAAGAAGTAGACCCGGAAACAGTAGGCCAGTATACAGGTATTCACGACAGAAACGGAAAGCCGATTTTTGAGGGAGATTTTGTCAAGACTGATTTAGAGCGGCCTTATAACATCGTGGTCTTTAGAAACGGGTGCTTCTTGTTCAACTGCAATGATGGCGGCGAGGATTATTTTGACACAATAGAGAATATATCAAGCCCGGAGGTTGTACAGGATGGCTACTGGGAAGTAATCGGCAATATTCACGACAACCCGGAGTTAAAGAAAAAATGACTCATCCAGAACTGTGCCGACTTGCAGCAGAACATTTTGTAAGAATGCTTGCTGTTTATGAAGTTAAGATACAGGGCCTGTCTGAGCTTCCAGATGTGATTACATGGGACGGAGGCTGGACATCATGGGTATATGAAATAAAGCTGTCCAGATCGGACTTCCTTGCAGACTTGAAAAAGAAATGCAGGAAGGAAAAACGGCAGTGCGGTGATTACCGATACTATGTATGCAATGGCGATTTCATTAAGCCAGAAGAGCTGCCGACAGGCTGGGGGTTGTACTGGTACATTGACGGCAAGTTCTTATTCCAGAAGGGAAGTTGTGATCATTGCCCGCACATACGGCTTTATCAGCTTGAAAAAATGAGGCCATATGACCATAAAGCATGGCACCTGGAGCAGAGGATATTGACTCACCAGTTGGTATGTGGTACTGCTTTCGGGCTGAAAAATATTGTTTTTGCCAAAAGATATAAAAGACATATTTTAGGGAGGGGAAAATGAGTGGAAATGTAAGTTCAAGCAGTGGAATAGGATTTGTCGGACTGCTTCAGGTGGCTTTTATCGTGCTGAAGCTGTGCGGAGTCATCGGCTGGAGCTGGCCTGTAGTGCTGCTGCCTGCGTTCATAGGCGCAGGGCTGTTCGTCATTGCCTTTGTCGCAGTAGTGTTCTTCAATCTGTGATATGGCAATAGACCGCTACGCAACCCGGCACTGTCCTGTCCTGGTTTATTCTCCGGACGGCAATGTTGAGGAATATGTGTCCATATCGGAATGCGCAAGGGCAAGAGGACTGTCCGTGCAGCAGGTGAAGCACTACCTCCACCACGACTGCGCCGACAGTGCCGGGAATGAGTATGACATCCCGGTGACTGCCCCATGGTGCACTGCGGCACAGATTTCCCAGACTCCGGCAGGGGTTGTGGAACGGATAAGACTTATAAGAACTACGCCGGAATATGACTGGCGATTTGAGGAGGGGAAAATGAAGATCATACCTAAACAGGATTATGTCCTGCTTGAGAGGCAGGAGGAGAGCAAGACAAAGAGCGGGCTTTATATCCCGGAGAGCCAGGACGCAAAGCTGCTCATAGGACTTGTGAAGGAAGTGGCCGAGAATGTGGAGTCCATAATGCCGGGACAGAAGGTTCTCTATCCGGTATCGGATGCCACCAGCGTAAAGGTTGACAGCAAGACTCTTTACCTTGTTCCGGCCGGATCCATCTATGCAGTGATGGAGGAATGATGCAGAGGTACGAGGACAGCGAGCGGGCTATTGAGCAGTCGGGCCGGGGAATGTGCCTGTCAAGGGATTACTTTGACGTGACGAACCGCTTCGGCAAGAGGTACAGGGCACGGATAATGCGCAGGGGCGGACACGACTACTGCTTTGTGTTCGCCACCATGCCGTCCATCAGGATTGAGGGAGTCTCCCCGACCTCCAGCGAGATAGACCGGGTGAGACAGTGGGAGGCTTTTTAGTGGCTAATGCCTACACTATTGATAAACTTGACCCCAAGACCAAGAAAGCTCTGGTAAAAGACATACTTTCCGGTGTGCCAGATAAGAAAATTGCGGACAATTACGGACTTGCCAAGAACTGTATTGCAAGATACCGGGAAAGCAAGCTGTTCAAGGCCGTTGCAGAGGTATGGGCAGAACAGAAGATGGATATTGCCCAGGGCTATGAGGCTAAGTTTGAGAATATCGCCAAGAGGCTTAATAAGGTGCTTGATGCGATAGACAAGGAGCTTGACCAGAGAGGTACAGGGGAGTACGACCTATCGGATCCGGACAGGGCAAGCTCTTATGTCAAGATGCTCAATGACACCAGCAGAACGTTGCAGGCCAATATAAAGGAGCTTGCGCAAATACAGGGCGCAATAAAAGAGACTGTCACTATCCAAAACAACCCGACCTTGATTCTTGCCCAGATAGGCCAGGTTGTGCAGCAGGCTTCCGGCAAGGAGGATATAATTGCCAGACTTAAGCAGCTTAGAAGGGCTAACCAATAATCAGATAGACTGGCTTATAGGGTACTGGTCCCGGCAGGAGTATGTTAGACTGCTGGGCTTCCAGCCGTTCTCTTGGCAGGATGTTGTCCTGGCTTCCGTCAGCCCACGTATAATTATCAATGCGTCCCGGCAATCCGGAAAGAGTACAATCACATCCACATATCCATGCTGGACCGCCAAGTATACGGAAAAGAGCCTTTCAATAGTGCTTGCGCCCACCGAGAGCCAGAGCCAGGATGACATGGAGAAGGTACAGGAGTTCATTTTGAGCGACAACACCTACCCGCAGCATGACCCGCCGGCAGCAACCCACGTGAAGGTGACAGAGACCAGAAGCAAGATAAGGGTAGTTCCGGCCACACAGAGCGCAAGAGGCAAATCAAAGCCGAATGTGGTTATCCTGGATGAGGCAAGCCAGATTGATGACCTTATCTATGCCGAGGTTGTAAAGCCTATGTTCACCGATAACCCCGGCAGGCTTATCCTCCTCTCCACACCGCACGGCAAGCACGGCTTCTTTTTTGATATTTTCTGCAATCCGAGGCCAAAGGACCCCTGGGAACGTTACGAGATCCGCAGCCCCTGGGAGCCGGTTGAGACACCGCACGGCCTTGACCTGGTGCCTTATATGGATGGCGATGAGAAAGCCTACCAGGAGGAGCGGGCCAAGCACGGCATAAAGGCGTGGTTTTCTCCCAGGCACCGGAACTATGACGAGCAGCTTGAGAACCTTTACGATATGGGAATACGTAAATATAAGCAGGAGTATTGCTGCGAGTTTGTAGAGACAGAGGCCAACGTGTTCTCCTATGCGGAAGTTGAGCGCATGTTCGGCCAGAAGGTGCAGGACACGCCGGAGGTGAAGGCGGCAAAGCCGAGCACCATTGATTTTTCAAGCATGGGGGCAAGATGAAGGAATACACGCTTGTGTGGGACGTGGCAAAGCAGAACGACGCCACAGTTATCCAGATCTACCGCAGGACTCCCGAGTTCATAGGGGAGCGGAACCAGAGGATGTTCGTATACAATGACCTGATATGGCAGACGATGTGGGAGCAGGTGCCATACACCGAGCAGGTGGAGCGGGTCTACACTCTCCTTGAGGGCGAGCAGCTGAAGAACAACAACCATCTGCTGCTTGACGGTACAGGAGTGGGCCAGGCCGTGGCCGACATAGCCAGGGCAAAGACTCTACAGCCTCTTGAGATAGTCTTTTCTGCCGGGGTCAAGGAGCAGCCGCTCTACATGGGAGGTGCCGACAGGAGGTTTGGAGGTGGCATGGAGATGAACGTGCTCAGGGGCTGGTCCGTGCCGAAGGTCGATATGATAGACGCCGCAAAGGTGATGATGGAGCAGAACCGCATCCGGGTTGCGCCGGATATTCCATACGAGGCGATGTTCAAGCAGCAGCTCCTCCACTTCCAGGGCAAGGTGAACGAGAAGGGGCACACCACATACGGCAATGACGAGATAGCAAAGCATGACGACTTTGTGGCAGCCTTCATAATGGCGCAATGGTGGTTCCGCAGGTGTGAGGCCGAGACGAAGGCCCTGGAACGGCCGGTGAAGAAGCAGACGGAGTACACCTGGAACCCCTTTGATTACACAATATAATACATAGAACCCACAAAAGTGGCACATGGTCTCCCAAAAGTGGCACACCGGGGGTTTTTTTTTATCGCAAGGTACTTGACAATGTGCTCATGATTACAAAAGAACAGCTCCAGAAGCTGACCAATGCCAAGACTCAGCTTGAGACAGAGCGGGAAGTTTTCCTGCGGAAATGGAAGGACATTGCCCGCCAGATGAGCCTTTCATACGGCGGCTGGGGACACGAGGCCACACAGAAGAGCCTGGACGATACAAAGAGCGTTTACGACAACACGGCCAACGAGAGCTCAAACCTGATGGCGGACGGACTCATGGGCTCCTGTTTCGGACGGAGCATAGCATGGTTCAAGATGATGTTCGAGGACGAGGAGAAGAACATAAACGAGGCCGCCGCAGGCTGGCTCTCCGACACCGAGAAACGGATATACAAGCAGCTCAACAGATCCAACTTCTACGACGAGGCCAGAACCTTCGTCCGTGGCGATGCCGACTTCTCCACAGCAGTGATGTGGATGGGCGACGACACCACGGAAGGCATGCCGTTCTTCAAGTTCCTGCATCTCAAGGACGTATGTCTCATGGAGGACCGGTTCGGCAGGGTGGACACACTCTTCCGTGACTTCTGGCTCACCAAGGACGAGGCCATAGAGCTCTTCGGCGAGGACCGGCTCCCGGTGACTATAAAGCAGTCCGAGGACTACACGAAAAAGTGGAAGTTCTGCCAGTATGTAGGGCCTGCCGGACGCTTCAGGCTGAACGTGAAAGGCGAGGGAGAGTATATTTCTGTCTACTGGTGCGGAGAAAAGTGTGATGAGTCCATCAAGGAGGAGCGTTACGACGCCAAGCCTTTCGTGGCACTGAGATGGAACCGGGACCCGGAGGGAAGCGCATACGGCACCCAGGGACCCGGACTCATGCAGCTGTCAAACATCAAGACCGTGAATATTCTCTCAGAGAACCTGCTGAGAAAGTCACAGCTTATCGCCAGCCCGCCAATCAAGCGGACAGAAGGGCTGGTTATAAATATAAAACCTGCCGGAGTCACAGACCTGAAGGCAGGCGAGGACTTCGCACCGGTGAATGTGACCGGCGACCTTTCATTTACAGAGACCGAGCGGGAGCGGCTGAGGAACTGCATCAAGGAGGCTTATTATACAAACTTCTTCCTGATGCTTGCCAGATCTGTCGACAAGACAAAGACAGCCACAGAGGTCGCCGCCCTTATGAACGAGCAGAGCAACATCATGGCGGCATTCTTCAACAGGCTGGCCACAGAGTTCCTGGAGCCGGTGCTCCGGTTCGTATACGACCTTGAGTACAAGAACGGACGGCTTGCAGATCTCCCGGAGGAGATCAAGGGAGAGTTTGCTGGCAAGCCGCTCAAGATAGTGTTTGTCTCACCGATGTTCCTGATGCAGAAGCAGAGCCACGCAACAGAGCAGCCTATGAAGGCTCTGGCGCAGATTATGGCAATGGCCCAGGCTAACCCGGACATCCTGATGAAGATTGACTGGGACAAGACCGTGGACAACATCGCCGAGGGCTACAGCGTGAAGAAGGAGATACTGCTGGACGAGGAGAAGTACAGACAGCTCAAGGAGTCCGTTGCACAGCAGAGGGCGCAGGAGCAGGCCATGGCACAGCGGATGGCAGAGGCCAAGATGGGTGCCGAGAATTACAAGAACCTGAGCGGCGCACCGGAGCAGGGCAGCGCAGCGGAGGCGATGATCAATGGCAGATAAAAGAACAACAAACCCGGAGCTCGAGATACGGCACATGTTCCAGAGTGTGTTCGGCACAGAGGAAGGTCGCATAGTGGCGGCCAACATTTTTGCCAACCTGGGCTTCTTCGAGACAGACCCCAGCCGGATAAAGCCGGAGCTCATAGCGTTTGCGCACAGGCTCCAGCACGACATGGGGATAAATGTGGAGCCTAACTGGCACGACTACGTGGACAAGATGTTTGAGGCGTCCACAGATACAGACCTGATCCATAAGGAGGACTGATGAAGTTATTCAGATATTTTTTGGACGAGCCCACAGACCAGGGCGGAGGCGGGATTGACAATTTCATTCCCAAGGACAACCCGGATGACAAGGGCAAACCGCAGGAGCCGGACAACCAGAAGCCTGAGAACCCGGCATGGACAAGCCAGCTCCCAAAGGAGACAAGGGAGAACGCTGACATAATGAAGCGCATATCGGGGCACAAGAACATTGTGGACCTGGTGAACGCTTTAATCGCCAGCGAGGATGCGGGCAAGGATGCCCTGCACGTTCCGACAAAGGACTCAAAGCCGGAGGAAGTCAAGGAGTTCTTCAAGAAGCTGGGAGTGCCGGAGAAGGCCTCGGACTACGCACTGTCCGACTACGACCTTGACACAGAGTCAATCAAAAAGACAAAGGAGATCTTCATGGAGGCCGCCCACCGGAGCGCACTCTCCAAGCGGCAGGCAGAGAACATGTGGATGAGCCAGGTGGCACTCTACAAGGCAGTGGTGCAGATCAACGAGGCGGAGGCCGAGAAGCAGAAGGCAGCCTTCGAGCCTGCATACAGCAAGCTGCTTGAGGCGGAGTACCCGGAAGCCACCGAGCGGGACAAGGCGATGAAGAGCGAGATGGCACTCATCACCAAGTTCTCTCAGGAACTGGGCATAGGGAAGGCACTTGCTGACAGCGGACTTGCGAACAACGCAGAAGTCATGCACAAGCTGGCAGGCTATGTGAAGTCGCACACCCCGGACTTCATCCAGGGAGGCAAGGCTCCGCAGGCAAAGCATCCGGCGCACAAGGGCAAGTTTGACGATTATTCGCCGCAGTTCCTGGAAGCGGCAGGAGTGAGATGATGGGACTTCTTGATGAATTTCTTACAGATCTGAAGAAAGAACCGGAACCCGAGAAAAAGGAGCCGGAAAAAGGGAAAAAGGGAATGTTCGATGATGCTTATTCACAGGCATTCAGGGACTTATGCAATGGAAAAACCCCTCCGTCGGAGGGTTGAATAAAAAGCATGGTGAAAACGGACCTTGAAGAAATAGCCTGGAAGCTTGACTGCGGCAGGTGAAAGGATAGAGGGGACAGTAAGCGATGCGCACTAAAAAGGGAGAGTAGACAAGATGGCTACAATCATTTCTTATCAGCCAACCAATATTGTCGAGGCCCAGCGCAAAGCAGGCTTCACTAATACGGCTGAATTTCTGGGGGAGATGGTGAAGATCAAGGATCTTCTCAAGTTCCTCCCGTTCCTTGAGGCCAACCATGGTTTCTTCCATGAGTGGACTGAGGCCAACAGACTGGGCAAGGGTAAGTTTGCCAAAGCCAACACAGCAATACCGCTGATCAGCTCTGGCTCTGACGTGCTCAGAGAGAGCGTTTTCCTGTATGAGGGTGAGTCACAGGTTGACAACCGCATTCTGGAGGGCGTAGAGGACAAGATGGCTGTCCGTGATGCAGAGGACGCCTCCAACATGGAGGGCTTCATGCAGGGATGGCTTGACGAGCTGTTCTATGGCAACGACCCTGACGGCTTCCTGGGACTTGCTGCGAGACGTGCAACCCCGGACTCAGACGTTACATGGGACGCAGGCGGATCCGGCGCAAGCTGTACTTCCGCATGGCTGTTCGAGTTCGGACCAAACGGTTTCAACATCCGCTATCCGAAGAACGCACAGCCTGGCTTCTCCACCCAGGACAACGGGCTTGAGAGAGTCAACGCACCTGACGGAACAGGCCAGATGAAGGCATGGACCAGACTCTACAAGATGTGGGGCGGTCTACAGATCAAGCGCAAGCACGCTCTTATGAGAATGGGAAGCATCGACTCCGGACATCCATTCACAGCAGCGCAGTTCATCGAGATGAAGAACAAGCTGCCTTCAATGGGCCGGGACGCTGTGGCATTCTCCAACAGAGACGTCCACGCAATGATCGAGAAGGAGGCATGGAACAAGTCCAACATGGCTTATACCATCGTCGATTACGAAGGTTTCGGACCTGTGACAAGAGTCGTGGGTATTCCGATGCTCATTGAAGAGACAATCCTCTCTTCAGAGAGCGACATTTAAGGAGGCATGCAATGAAAGATACTCAGCTTTATTGCGGTATTATCGCAGCGGCCACCAAACAGACCAGGGCTTACTCAGCAGATGTGCTTGACCTGGGCGCAGCCTGCCACCTGGGAGACGTGCATGGACTCTATGCATGCTTCAGGCTGGGCGAGGATGTAGCTTCAGGAGACACCTACCTGTTCGAGCTTTATGACAGTGCGGACAACTCAACCTTTGCAAAGATTGTGGACAACGGCGCAGCCATCACCACAGGAAAGGCAGGGGACGTTATCTGCGTGCCTATCCCTAAGAACGTGAGACGGTATGTCAAGATGGCTGTCTACCCTGACAGCTCCGGCACACTTGATGCCCAGGACATCACCGGCTGGCTTGAGTTCAGATGATGGCGCAGGGCGGGGCAACCCGCCCTTATTTTGGAGGCTTTGATTGAAAGTACGTTTTACCAAGAAATGTTATGTCGGCGGCGTTCTCCGTGACAGAGGGGAAGTGGCTGACATTGCGGACGCCGGGAAATATGGCGAGGTCTGCCAGGTGATAGAGGCTCCGGCTCCTGAGAAGAAGGCCCCGGAGGCAAAGCCCAAGGCAGACACAAAGACCAAGGGGTTTAAGAGATGAACCTTATATATCCGAGACAGTGGCTGAAGATTGCCAACAGAGCTTTGAACCTGATAGGAAGCGAGAGCCTCCAGGACTTTGACGACGGCTCACAGGCTGCACAGAACATAGAGGTGCAGCTCCCGGCGGCAGTGCAGGAGGTGATGGCCTACCATCCTTTCTGGTGTGCCAGGAAGCGGATGACGCTTGCTCCGCTGGCGGACGCCCCTGCCTTCGGATATAAGTTCGCCTATGCGCTCCCTGCGGACTTCTGCTCTCTCGTGGAGGTCCACTCCGGGGATATGAAACTGAAAGGGGAAGAGTACTCAAGGGAGGGGAACACCATCCTTTCTGACGTGGAGAGCATGGGCATTGTCTATACTGCGCTCCCCGAGACGCCGGAGGCTCTTGTGCCTGCCGTCCAGGGTGCCATAGTGCACCTCCTGGCCTACAAGCTGGCACAGATAACCACAGCCAACGACGCCCTGACTGCAAGGCTCTTCCAGGAGTACCAGACATCGCTGGTGGAGGCTGTGAAGCGTGACGGCCAAGGCAGGGGCGACACAGACGGCGAGAGGCCGTGGACAGAGGGAAGATGAGCAGCTATACAATACTCAAGGCATCATTCCAAAGCGGGGAGATCTCTCCGTTCTTCGGAGGCCAGACAGGAAGCGAGATATACGCAAGCGGCGTGAGGAGCATGGAGAACGTGCTCCCGGACAGCTGCGGAGGCTTCAGAAAGCGGAATGGCACAGTGTACTTCCCTTCCCCGGACAGCTCAAAGCGGACAAGGTTGTTCGAGATATTCTGGGAGGGGGAGAGCTACCTCCTGGCCATGAACACCGCAACTACAGAGCTCTACAGGACTGACTTCTCAGGAGTGCCCACAGCACTCTGCACAATCACCACGCACACCGACTACAGCACCTTTGACATAATAAGCGAGATAAAGGCGAGGGTGAACAAGGGCGTGATGTACCTGGTGCACCATTCCTGCAAGCCTAAGACGCTGACAATAACAGAGTCCGGCGGAGTCTATTCGATGGCATTCGCCGATATGACCTTTGTAACATACAACGATGACGCAGACCGGGCGGCGGACTTCTCCACAGCGGGAAACTTCCCTTCATGCCTGGCATTCAAGGGAGGGCGGCTCTGGTTCGGGGCAACCGACAACCACCCAGCCACAGTCTGGGCCAGCCGGACACCGGAGGCAGGCGTGGACCGCTACAACGACTTCACGCTGTACGACTGCCTGTTTGCCGTGTCTACGGACAGCACGGTGAAGCCGGAGAAAACCTACTACACCAAGAGCGGCAGCTCCTATGTCAAGGTGCAGAACCCGACAGGGAACCCTTCCACCAACCCGTACTACGAAAGATACAACTACGGACTGTACGCATCCCACGCCTTCGAGCTTGAGGAGAACGACATGTACGGCACCAGCATACTTTGGTTCGCAGTGCAGAACAGGGTGCTGGCAGGGAACCGCAGGGCGATATTCATGGACACCGGGGATGTGTCAAGCCCCGAGACCTTCGACATGACAACTGCGCTGAACACCGGGAGCTCCCCGGTCCAGGCAAGGACATACAAGAACTACATACTGTTCCTGGGTGCGGACGGCAGGAAGCTGTACCTGCTTTCGTGGGAGAATGACTCCCAGACATTCACTCCGGTGGAGATCACCAGGAACGCCAGCCACCTTTTCAAGGGCGGCATAAAGGACTTTGACATAATGGATGACCCGGAGCTGATAATCTGGGTTGTCACCAACGACGGCCAGCTCTATTCCTGCTCCATGACGGCAGGTGTAGGCTGGGCAAAGCATCCAAGGGCTTCCGGGAAATACCGGGGGCTTGCGGTCGCAGGCGACAGCCACAGCCGTGTGTTCCTCGAGGTGGAGATGGACAGCTCATACCACCTTGAGTATCTGGACATAGCGGGAGAGTCCGGGATATTCACCGACTGCTCCACTCTGTTCAACAACGGCGGGACACCTGCAAAAAAGATGCTGGTTGCGCCTCCGCTTGAGGGGCACACAGTGAAGATGTACGCAGACGGTGCGATATGGCCGGATGCAGTGCCGGAGGAGGAGAGCGGCGATGTGTACGCCAGCTACCTTGAGCCGGTGGACAAGGGAGTGATAGGGCTCCCGATAGAGAGCATGGTTGAGCTGTTCTCGCCGGAAATCCCGGCCAACGGCACCAGCATAGGAAAGAAGAAAAGGATAAGCAGTGTGACCCTGCGGCTCCTGGACTCCTTCGGCGGCTCCGTATCGGCAGACGGCGGGACAAACACCCTGCTGCTGTCCAGACGGTTCGGAGCATATTCATACGGCGAGGGCGTGGAGCTGGTGAGCGAGGATATGACCGTGGACATCATGGGCAAGATCACCACCACTGGGCGGGTGCAGATAAGCCATGACTACCCGGTGCCGTTCAATGTACTTTCCGTGGGCACCAAGTTTGAGATAGGGGAGGTGTGATATGAGTGCTATTATCGCCGGCATAGGGCTTGCTTTAAGTGCTGCATCGATGATAGGCAGCTTTGCACAGGGACAGGCCAGCGCATCAGCGCAGAAGAAGGCACTCAAGCTCCAGCAGAAGCAGTTCGAGCTTGACCTGAAGAAAACATACCTCTCAAGCCTTGACCAGCTCACACAGCTGGAGGGCGCATTTAAGGACACGCAGACCGCCATATTGCAGACAGAGAGCGACATAGCGAGTGCTGACGAGTTCCTGAAGTACAGGTACGACAACTACTATTCCACACAGCTTGCCGGAACGATAGAGAGCGGCATGGGGGAATACCAGACCCTGATGCAGAACTGGCAGAACCGTGGAGTGCTCACCGCAGAGCGGGGGCAGACCGGAAGCACGGCCAGCATACTTGCGGCTATCCAGAGGCAGAGCCTTGCCAACTTCGCAGGAGAGGACCTTTCCCTTGATGCAAACGGCGGCAGGTTCGGAGGCCTCTTGACAGAGCAGATAAGAGACCTTGAGGCAGAGAAGAAATCCGCAGAGAACCGGATAGACATAGGCAACCAGAGCCTTGCACTCTACCAGGACACCCTGAACGACTATCTCCGCAGCATAGGAACCACACTGGGCAGTGCTGTAGCCCTGGGCTATGACTCCGGGCAGTCCTATGAGGCCCTTGCAGAGCTGGTGGACCAGTACAAGGACTACTTCGGCGATGTATCGGAGTCCGAGTTCAACTCCATCAAGGCAGACCTCCTCAAGGACTATGCGCCTCTTGATTACAGAGTGACAAGCTACACCTATGAGACAGAAAGCGGCGGCGAGAGCCAGCACGGCGCAAATATCCACGAGCACACCGGCTATATCACCTGGGTTAAGAATGATGACGGCATGTGGGTGGCAGCAACAGGCGACCAACTGAAGAAACTCAAGAAGCAGTACGGCAAGGATTATGTCAAGAACTATATAAACGCCAACGGAGTAGTGAACCTGGGCGACTACAACGCCAAAGCCAAAGTTAAAAATGGTGTCTACGGCTATCAGCAGAACAGCATCTTCTGGAACGACACATTCCAGAAGAAGATTGAGAGCCTGGGCAGCCGTCCGATATAAGGAGACAGCATGATAGTACCAACAAAAGATTATACGCCGCTCAGGCAGGCCAACGCCGCAAGGACACAGGGCAAGAGGGCGCAGTTCGTAGCCCCTTCGCTGGAATATGAACGCCAGAGTCTTGAGATAAGGAAGGAAGGACTCAAGCAGAAGGTGGGCGAGATCAAGTCCCAGGAGGGCTGGAACGCCTTCCACTTTGCCGTGGGCATGGGCCAGCTTGCTGTCAAGACGGCATCAGTGGTGGAGAACTACCAGCTCCAGAAGGCCGACAGCCAGGTAAAGACAAAGGTCTCAGACTACGAGACAGAGATGGCACGCCGCTGGTCCACCGGTGAGCTTTCCGTTGACGAGAACGGCAACATACAGGGCCTTGACAGCCTGAACGAGTACCAGCAGCAGCAGCTTAAAGACATAGAAAGCAACAAGTGGTTCAAGAGCGTGAAGAACGCCGCAAAGGAAGCCCTCCAGGGTGTCTATGCGGAGAGAGAGAACACGATACTGAAGGGAATTTATGAGAACACCATAAACAAGACTTTCCAGCAGGAGCAGGAGAACCTTGCCTCATATATCAACAACGATGCCTCACGGCTTGACTTCTCCAATGACAACGCCTACACGCTCACCGACAGCTACATAGACAGCATGAAGAACATCACCACGGCAGACAAGACGCTCTTAAAGACACAGGCCCACAAGGAGATTGACCTGAAGCGTGCCCAGAACAGCGTGAGCGCAGTGGCAAGGGCAGGCGGATATGATGCAGCCATCAAGGTTGCCGACGCCTGGGTTGCGGACAAGAACTACGACCAGGACACAAGGGAGAACCTTTACAGCATCGCCGGGAAAATGAGCAGGCTGGCGACAAACCAGGCTATGGATGCCGGGCTTGAGTACATGGCAAAGGGGCTCACCACAGGCCAGAGTCCGGCAGAGCTCAGGAAAGCCGCCGACGACATGATGGCCGGGAAGCCGGAGGAGCAGAAGGAGGCTTTTATTTCCGGCATCAACAAGGCGCAGCTGCAATACTGCAACAACATAATAGCAGAGATAACAAAGGACATACCGGAAACACTGACCTCCGCAGATGTGGCTGACATGATAGACAGACTCAAGGAGCAGGGCGACTCCTTCAAGGGAAACCCCGACACAGAGAAGCTGCTGGACGACACAATAGCAAAATGGCAGCAGGCAGACCAGATACTTGTATCAAAGGACTACAGCGAGAAATATGACTCACTGAAGAGCATATACCTTCCTCGCCTTATGGACGGATCCATGTCACCCAAGCAGGTCCTGGACATGATAGGCTCCGGCATGGAGATGGCAAAGGAGAACGGAGACAACAACAAGCTGGCCGCATACCAGCAGTTCAAGCAGGACGTGGAGAAGCAGGTGCTGGGTGACTTCGTGAACCCGGCAATCAAGGAAGCTGACCAGACGATAGCGGACACCATGAAGTGGTGGTACGGTGACAAGACTTTCAAGGGCAACCCTTACGTCAGGGGACAGTACAACGACATTGTGGCGGAGGCAGATGCCGCCATCATCGACCTGTGCATGAACAAGGGCAAGCTGTCCAATGCCGAGATAGAGAAGGTGGCCAACGAGGTGATGGGTCGCTATGCAGGCCAGGAGGCCGTGATGAGGGCAGCCGCAGAGGGTGATGGATATGTGGCAAGGCAGACCAGGGCGGCAGGGGCAGCCCAGAAAACAGCCCAGAAGGGAACTGGAAAGGCAGCCCCTGAGCCGGAATACAGCAATCCTTCCATAGCAGACCTGAGCTCAAGCCTGCTGACGGCCATAAAATCGGAGAACAGTAAGCGGGAGACATCGGAGAAGAAGGACGACTACAAGGATGCGGAAAAGTACGAGAGAAACGCCGCAGCCCTTACAAAGATACAGAAGGACTCACTGCCGCTTCTGGACGACATGATGACAAAGATGCCGCCGAGCGGGCAGCAGGACTTTACAGACCAGATGAACGACCAGTATTTCATATTCAAGAAGGATCCTGCCGGTTGGCTTGAGAAATTCAACGAAACCAGGACATCGGACAAGGTGTCATGGATAGACAATCCGGGCGAGGACTATACCGTAAAGACATCATTCCAGAACATGAAGCTGTTCGACCCGGAGCTTGAGGCAATGTACCCGCTTGTGTCCGGCACACCGGAGGGGAGAGCCTATGCCGCAAGGCGGAACGCACTTGAGGAAGGAATGATAGCAAATGTGGCGGCACAGCAGGGCCAGCCGATAGACCCGCTTGCCTGGGAACCTCCTATATACAGGCCCGATGCGGACGGCTTTGTATACATGAACGGCGACAACATTTACAGGGTTGTCAAGGAAGGTGACGGCTTCATAGTCCAGATCCTGGGCGCAGGCGACAACTGGAACACAGTGGAGCCTCAGACAAAGCCTTATGACAGCAAGACACCGGAAGGGGTTGACCTGATCAAGGACAAGAACAAAAAGAGCTTCGAGAAGATGACTGGAAAGGGCATCGCCACAAAATACTACAACCCAAAGACAGGCGAATACCAGGACACAGACCCTAACAAAGACCCAGACAAACCCTGGTGGTGGTGGAGGTGATGATGGATTTCAGAGAGCAGTTCGAGATACAGAAGGAAAAAGACACAGCAAAGGAAGGTTCCTATCTCTCCTTTGAGGAGCAGTTCAGGCAGAACAAAGCAGTAAGGGACTCTTCCGGCATCACGGAACTTCTGAAAGCCAACATCAAGGACCCGGGAGAGGCCGCCGCAGTGGCAGGCATGACATACACCCTGGCCGACCACTTCAAACAGGATCCTGTCACGATCCTCAAGGACCTGCCGGGCTGGGCTGCAAAGTACAACGGAATTGTCAAAGATAACAAGGGAGCATGGCAGCAGATATGGGACGCCGCAAAGACCGGATGGGCCACAGACCGCCTGGGCCGGATAGGTTCTGCACTCATGGTGGACAGGACCCCGGAGGACAAACAGAGACTTATTGACGAGGCGGCAAGCATAAGGGCAGGCATTCCCGGCACCGAGGGCGACAGCCAGTCCCTGGGAATGAAGATAGCCACATCATCGGCAAACCTTCTGGGAACAATGGTGAGGCCGCTTGTCACCAACCTTCTCGTGTCAGCACTCATACCGGAGGCCAAGATAGGCGCAGTGATGGGTGACATCGCCAAAGGCATCCCGGCCATAGCCGGAAGAGCCGAGAAGGTGGCCGCCATTGCCGCAAGAGCCACAGGGCACGGTGCTCCGTTCCTGGTGACATGGGCAGACACTGCACAGGTGGAGTCCGGAAACATCTACCTTGATATGCTTGATGCAGGCGTGGATGAGGATATTGCCCGGAAATACGCAGGGGTGCACGGTGCCATAGCCGGAGCACTTGAGGCGGCTCCGCTTGAGTTTGCATTCACGAGGATGCCGGTATACAGAAAGGCAGCGCAGACAGCCTTCAACAGGCTCTGCGGAAGAGCAGTGAGCAAGGCAGGTGTGGCAAAAACAATGTCAAGCGCACTGTCAAACGCATTCATCAACATAGCCTCATCCACCCTATTCGAGACCGTTACAGAGGTGGCACAGGAAGGTTCGGCTGTATATTTCGAGAAGAAGGCCGCACTTGCACTCCCGGACGAGATCAAGGACGAGAAGCTGCGGAAGATGCTGCCGGAAGCCTACGGCCAGTGGCGGGCATACTATGAGCAGGAAGTGGAGGGCAGAAAGGACTACTACGAGGGCCAGGAATACAAGGACTATGTTGCCGACAGAGTGTGGGACGTGCTTGTGCAGACAGCACTGGGCACCGCTCCGCTCTCATTCCTGGGAGCATCCGGCCAGGCGATCTCCGATGTGAAGTACACACAGAGCATAAAGAAAGAGGCCGAAGTGAACCCCTCCAAGCTGAACTTCATAAAAAGGCACTTCAACGACAGGCAGTTTGACGAGATGCCGAAGGAGAAAAGGGCAGAGACCCTGGCACAGATTTACGAGGACTACCACAGCGGCGAGCGTGTGGATGCCGTTGACGGCAGCATCCTGGACACCGACTACATCAAGATAAACGAAAGCGAGGAGATGCCGGATGGCGAGGAACAGGCCAGCGAGGCACCGGCAGAACCGCCCAAGAGAAGAAAGGATAACAGACTCCACACCCAGGAGGCTATAATGCCGGAGAACACAGTGCATCACGATGACGGCTCCGTGTCAAAGATCATTCTGCTGGGCACTACGGTCAACGACAAGAGATATGGACATATAAACTTCACAATCAAGGACAACGACATAACCATAGACAGCGTGAAGATGCGGGCAGGACAGCAGGCTCTTACAGAGGAGTTCATCACAGACTTCATGCAGAGGTACAAGGGCTACAACATAAGCTGGGAGCCTGCATCGGAGGCGCAGAAGAAGATAAGAGAGAACCTGCTCAACGTAAACAAGGGCACAAAGTACGAGGGGCAGCTCCAGCAGTTCTGGGGCAAGGGCGACCGGGAGCAGATAAACAAGACCGCAAGGCTTATTCAGGACAAGTTCAAGAACTTCACACCGGACCAGGCAATGGTTGGTGCAGAGCTCCTTGATCTTCTGGCACAGAAGCGGGGCAAGACCCTGAGCCAGCTTGTCAGCGACGACATGGGCAAGGGCGACATCAGGCTGGGCACAGTCCAGGAGGGCATAGAGCAGGGCGTTCTGGATGCAGACGAAGTGAAGAACAAGCGTGGTGCCATACAGTGGGCCGCCGATGCGGGCAAGGCTTTTATCTGGGTTGGAGAAAAGGGCGACTTCTCAACCCTGGGCCACGAGGTGACACACTTCGTGCTCATGACAGACCCGGAGGCAGCCAAGGAACTGGCAGCCCAGCTCAAGGATGCAGCAGACACGCCGCAGTTCCGGCAGTACCTGGACGAGCACAGGAAGATAATGGAGGGAGTCACCGAGAGCAAGAATGATATTGTCTCAAGCCTCACCACAGAGCAGATACTTGACCAGATAAAGAGCCTGCCTGATGAAGTGGAGAAGTGGACGACAACACAGCACGAGATAGCGGCCGTCCTGGCAGAGACCTACCTCCAGGAGGGCGAGACATTCAACCCGGAGCTGAAGTCTCTTTTTGACAAGATAATTGACTGGTTCCTGAAGATATACGAAATGCTGAAGCGCAAGGCCCACCTGAACGAGGGCATAATTAAGGCATACGACAATCTGTTTACAAAGAACCCGGAGCTGAAGGAGAAATACGAGGCGCAGCAGCAGGCCGAAGCCGCACAGCAGGGTGCCAGAGAGCAGGGCAAGACAATGTTCCAGGGAGCAACCCCAGAGGAGCTTGCAGAAGTCGAGAAACAGTACGCCGAAACCAAAGCCAAGTACAAAGGCACAGACCAATGGATGAAAGCCCCGAATGGCAAGCCTACAAAACTTACCGAGAGACAATGGGTGCAGGTACGGACACCTTACTTCATCCGTTGGTTTGGAGACTGGATTAACGACCCAGAGAACGCAAGCAAGGTGGTGGATGAAAATGGCGAGCCATTAGTTGTAGGACACGAAACAAATAATGATTTTACAACATTTGACCCAGAACAAACACAGTATGGTGCATTCTTTTTTGCAAAATATCCAAGTCAGAAACATCCTTATGGCAAAACAAGGATGGAAACATACCTAAATATCAGAAATCCATATATCATAGAAAGGGATGATTACCCATTCGCACACGAACTTACCGATGATGTTAGAGAAGCTAATAATGGTAATGATGGGTCAATATGGATAGATACAGCAGAGGGAAGAAATGTTTATGTAGCCTTCTCCCCTAACCAGATCAAATCCGCCACCAACAATGTAGGCACATTCTCTCATTCTAACCTTTCCATATTATACCAGCCAGCTTTCCATGGCTCTGGTGCTTCATTCGATAAGTTTGACACCGCTTTCATGGGTACAGGCGAAGGAGCGCAGGCTTTCGGGTGGGGTATCTATGCTTCACAGAGCGAGGGTATTGCCAGAAGTTATGCTAACCAAGCAGCCCAAAAACATGGTGATGATATTTTTGTTATTTCTAATACACCAGTTTCCGAGGAAGTAAACGGCTATATCCATAGAATAGCAAATCATCATAGCGTTAATAATCTTTATGATTATTCTGCTTTAAGAAAGGCTATCATTGAAAGAATTGAATATCTTGAAAAAACAGTAAACTCTTTTGAAATAGGTATTAAGGATATAGAAAATGCTTTAAGGCAAATAAAACGAAACCCCACAATGACACTTGAAGAGTTTGAAAAACAGTTTACAGATGCTTTTGATGTTCATATAAACGATTTTATTGCAGGGGCTAAACAGGAAGCATATAAACAAAAGAGAGAGGTTGAAATTAGCGATGTAGCAAATGTTTTACAAGATACACTTAACATCTCTCTTTATCCAAGTTACGAAATATACTCTAATGAACTTGATGAACTTAAAAAACTTGATTTACAAAATATAGTATACCAAAAGGGTAGAAATCATCACAACCTTTATACAGTAACCATCCCCGATGACAACGGAAGCAATTATCTGTACTGGGATAAAGAATACACAGCAAAAGAATTTGACAAACTTGCAGAGAGAGTTATCAAAGCAAACAACCTTGAAGGGAAATGGGGTGCAGGTGATTTACTCCCATTTGATATTGAAGGTGAAGAAGAATTTAACCGCAACCCGACAGGTGAAGAAATATATCATGCTATTCAAGATACTGCTGAAAGTCCCAAGACTGCATCAGAATATCTTAATCGTGCAGGTTTTGTAGGTATAGATTATCCAGCTAACAGTTTAAGTGGTGGCAATAAGTATGGCAAGCGTAACTTTGTAATCTTCAACGCCGATGACATCACAATAGACAAGCACACTATGTGGCAGAACGAGCTCCAGAGGGACATCGAAGCCGACCTCATGGAACAGGCCAAGGGGCTGTCGCTTGACGAGTGGATAGACTTTAACAAGTTCCTGGGCGACGAGAACCTGACAGACGACCAGCTCAAGGCTATCTGGGAAAGGGCCAACAACGCAACCAAGACAGCCGAGGGTGCCACTGTCATATCTGCCGGGGCGATGACCGAGGAGGAGAAGGACACAGCATTCTACAACCTTATGCAGACCGATGACGGCATAAGAAACTTCATCCGGGCACTCCGCTTCATGTATAACTTCATGAACGAGATAGACCAGCAGGGCGTGGGACAGGAAGATATTGAATATCTTGATAAAGTGCAGGAAACACTCAACCTGGCAAACAGCGCAGCACCGAAGATCACCATGATAGCCCAGGGCAAGACTCCGATAGAGGACATCAAGCCGGAGACAATCAAGAACATCCGGGGAATGATAGTGAACAACCTTACAGACTACCGGGACCTGTACGCAAGGGCCGCCGGCAGTGAGGATCTTGCCGTGTCCGGTGAAGCACTCCCGCTCATCCAGGAACCGACAGCAGAGACCCAGCGCATGAGCTTTGCCGAGAGGAAGGCTTTTGCCGACAGGATAGAGGCCCAGGAGCTGAAGAAGAAGATACTGAAAGGCGAGGAGACCTACGAGGGCGAGGCGCAGAAGGTTGTCAAATATCTGGACGGCGAGATAAAGAAAGGCGAAGTCAAGATAAAGGAACTCCAGGAGGACATCGGCCACAAGCGTGAGGCATTGAGCATGAAGGACAAGAAGCTCTTGAAAGATGCTGAAGAAAAGAAAGAGGTCGAGAAGAAGCTCAACAGGCTGAACGCAACCATCCGCTCAAAGCTGGACAAGGGTGTGCGCATATCCACAGAGGAATATAAGCGGCGTGACAGCCTGATGGAGCGGCTTGACGTCCTCAAGGAAGCCACAGCCCAGCTGGTGAACCAGACAAAGGTAAAGGCCCTTGCAGACAAGCAGGATGCACTCCAGAAGCTGAAGGATAAATACAAGAAGGACATGGAGCAGCGGCGGCTTGCCAGGGAGATCATAGCATACAAGAAGAAGCTCTGGAACGGCATCATGCGGAAGGTGTCAAGGAACGTGAACTGGGAGCAGGCCGAGGTAATAAACGCAATCCACCGGCTGCTGGGCGACGTATCTGAAAGCACAAACGAAAACATCACCCTGGGTGGGAAGATCATGACCCTGAAGGAGTTCAGGGAGGGCGTCGACAAAGGAACCATAGAGGTGGCCGGACTCTCAGACTACCAGCTAAAACGCTACCTGAACAAGACCCTTGCAGACTTCACGATCCAGGAGCTTGAAGAGCTCTACGACACAGTTCGCTATCTCACCAAGACAGGCCGCCAGGAATGGCAGGCCAAGGTTGACCAGCGGAACTACGAGGCCCAGCAGTACAGGAACATCCTCATCAACGAGATAATCAGCAGCCCGAAGTTCAAGGGGAATGAACCGCTGCCGGAGACCACTGAGGCTATAAAGAAGAGCCGAGACCTTATGACCATGTTCAAGACAGCATGGTACAAGACCCTGAACATGGCAAGGAAAGCCCAGATCCTGGACAACGGCAGAAAAGCAATGGCATACAAGCTGCTTATCTCAGAGAAGCGGGACATACAGGATGCAGAATACAGAGCCATCCGCAACAGGATAAAGAAGATAGACGCACTCATGGAGAAGCTGAAGGTTAAGCCGGAGGACTTCTACGAGCAGTTCACCCTTGATATTAAGGGACTCCAGGACAGCACATATACTCTGGCGCAGCTTATCTATGGAGTCAAGGCACAGCTCGAGGAGCGCAACCGCCAGGCATTCGCCTACGGCAACCTGGTAAATCAGATCGAGAAATCAAACTACACCGACGAGCAGATTGAGGAGATAGGCGACAGACGTTACCAGCAGTTCACAGAGCAGGCCCAGAAGATACTTGACGGCAGGCAGAATGTGATGAAGATTGCCGAGGCTATCTGGGAGGACTGGCAGGACAGGGATAACTTCGACAGGCTCAACCGGGCAGCGATAGAGGAATACAACCAGCCTGTAAATCCAGTACAATTCTACATGCCGATAGCAAGGAAGGACTTCAACGGCACCGAGCTCTCGCAGAAGATAGCCAACGACATATACAACATGAACGCAGGCAAGGGCATGACCTCCGTAGAAAAGGGCATGATCAAGGACAGAATAACCATATCTGCAAGGAACCAGCAGCCGGTTGACGCCGACTATTTCAAGCTGTGGTCCGACAGCGTGGCGGAGCAGGAGCACTTCATAGCGACAAACGCCTATGTGCGGAAGCTCAACAGGATATTCAAAGCCCACGGAAGTAAGGACTTGCAGGCTTATATTCAGTCTGTATATGGCAATGGCATGCTGACCGACATAAACAACTTCATCAACGAGGTGGCAAATCCGGAGGTGAGCAACGACACCCAGGGCATAAACAGATACCTTTCAATACTGAGGGGTGCCTTATATCCTGCATACCTGGCATTCAAGGCAAGCTCCGTGATACTCCAGATGATAACATCCCCGGCCCCGTTCCTCCGTGAGGTGGGACCGCTTGAGCTGGCCAAGGGGCTTATACAGATGAGCATGCACCCGGTTGAGACCTGGAGATATGTGACAGGGCTCTCCTCCTTTATGGAGAACCGCTCGATGAACCCATTCGTGGAGGAGATCAAGAAGCACTCCAAGGACTACACAAAATCCAAGGCGGGCAAGGCGTGGGACAAATTCCGGGAAGTTGGCACAGCCGGGCTCGAGATGGCCGACAAGTGGGCTGTAACAGCCGGATGGCTTGCAGTGTACGACAAGAAGCATGATGAGTTCATCGAGAGTGGAATGACTGAGGAAGAGGCACAGGTAAAGGCTGTCAAGTATGCTGATGACGTGGTTTACGAGACACAGCCGCTGGGTGACAAGACAGAGCTCGCTCCGCTCTTCAAGGGCGGCAGCCCTGCATGGCAGGCATTCACACAGTTCCAGGTGAGCCTCAATGTTATCTGGAACAACCTGACCTATGATGTTGCAGTGGGCGATATAAACGGCCACGAGTACAGGAAGATGATGGGCACCCTTATAGGCTATGCCCTTGCCGGGGCAATCCTCTATTCTGTCCAGGAGGGCTGGGGAACCGAGGACGACGACACCGCAGAGGAGAAGCTGCTGAAGATGCTCCGGGCAATCGCCTACGGCAGCACAACACAGTTCACAAGTGCAGTGCCTCTCTTGTCAAACAACGCCGATGCAATCGTTAAGAAGATGATAACCGGGGAGAAATGGCAGTACAGGACAAACCAGCTTTATCCTGGCTTTGACGAGCTCACAATGGGAATTGCAACCACAGACTGGAAGAAGATACTTTCCGGTGCGGCCAAGTTGGGCGGCGTGCCTGTGAGCGGATCCAAGGAGTTCTGGCACGCCATCCACGGCAGGGAAGCTGGCGACTGGCGGCTCAAGCCCGGTGCATTCCTGGGAAGAAGAGACAAGAAAAAATAATTTTATAAGGAGGAGAAGCAGATGCTTACTACCACTATAACAGTGAACAGGTACCAGGTGTCCGGTAACAGCTACACCATCGGGTTCCCCTACTGGAAGAAAGAAGAGATCAAGGCGAAAATCACGCTGTCTGACGGATTCATGCAGGATCTTGTCCTTGACACCGACTATTCCGTAACAACGCCGAATGGCAACAACGGCACGCTCACCAAGCTGACCGCCTGGACAGGCGCAGCCAAGCTGACAATTTACAGGGAGAGCTCCGACACCCAGGACCTTGACCTAATCCAGGGCGGCAAGATGAACGCCGACACGCTGGAGAAAGGCCTTGACCATGCCATTGCAATCATTCAGGAGATACAGGAGAGCCTTTCCCGCTCCCTGAAAACCTCCATCGATGAAGCCGGAAGCGACATAGTGTTCCCGGACAAGGCGACAAGAGCCGGTATGCTGATAGGCTTCAACAACACAGGTGAGAAGATCTCGCTCCGCAGCCTTGCGCAGTTCGATACAGACGTTTCAAACACTGCTGCAAACGCTTCGGCAGCAGCGGCATCCGCACTGCTGGCGCAGGACTGGGCCGACAAGCAGACCGAGGTGGTCCCGGGCGAGGACAGCGCAAAGACATGGGCAGGCAGGGCAAGTACCTCCGCCGGAAGTGCTTCCGTGTCAGCATACAACGCCGACAAGAGCGCAGAGGACGCCGAGGCATGGGCTGTGGGCCAGCGTGACGGCCAGGATGTTCCGGCCACCGACCCGACATACCACAAGAACGCCAAATACTATGCAGAGCTTGTTTCACAGATTATCTCCGGCGCAATGAGATACCAGGGTGTGTGGAACATGACCGGGGCCACCGACTACTCCGGCATAGGCACACCACGACTCAAGGGCGACCTGTTCTACTGCCAGGGCTCTGCCGTGACCATTGACGGGGTGCTCTATACACAGGGCGACCTCATCATATTCAACACCGATGTGGCATCCGGCGGCACAATCACCACAGCCGTGCTTGACAAGGTAGACAACACCGAGAGCCTGACTCCTGACAACCTGGCTGAACTTTCCAACAAGACCATTGACAAGAAGAAAAACACTGTCACCAACTCCCCGACTGTGATAAGTGAGGACACCACGCTGACACCTACCAAGGAGCTCAATGTGGTTATCGACACAGCGGGAGTGCAGCTCACACTGGGCAACGGTCCTTATGCCGGATATGAGCTCAAGGTTCTGGCCGCAGCGGACAGCTCTGTGTTCTGCATAACATCAGGAGGCAATCTTACAAGAAGGATAGGTGCAGGGTGCTGGACTTCCTTTATATGGGACGGAACCTGCTGGATCAACAGGCTGGGCGAGGTTGAAGGCGACCTTGAGCTGCATAACGAGATGCGGATGGTTCCAAAAGACATCACGGCATACTTCAATGACGGCTCCCTCTGGGACCGCCTCCACGGAACCAACGGTTATGCTCTCTTCGAGGATCTGTATGTGGGTGATTACTTCGACATGGGCAGGGCCGTCAAGTCTCCGCACTCCGGAAGCGGCGACGGAACACAGTGGGTGACTATCGCCGGAATAGATGCGCTGTTCAATAACGGCTACAACGCAGACAACCCGGCTGATTATATCGATTATCACCACCTGGTTATGGTTCCGGGCAAAGGGCTGGACGGCTCCCTGACCTTCGGCACAGCCTACATGAACAGTACAAACGTTACAACCGGTGCATACTATGGCTCCTATATGCGGAGCACAATCATAGGAGATCCGGTGAGCACAACCCCTGGAACCTTCGGCGGAACAATCAACAGTCAGCTCAAGTTCATTTTCAAGGATCACTTGAAAACAACAAGAGAGCTGCTGGCTACTACCGTGGTGAATACATATTATAACCGGTTCGGCACCAACAGCGGCGCAAGCTCCGCATGGGCATGGTACCCATGCCAGGCAGTGCTCCTGAGTGAGATTGAAGTCTTTGGCTCTATCGCCTGGTCGTCCTCCGGTTTCGATACCGGAACAGGCAACCACTGGCTGCCTCTGTTCAAGAACAGCAGGGCAAGGAACGGCAGAGTGACTTACTGGCTGAAAGACGTGGCCAGCTCGACCGGCTTCGTCTATTCCCACTACAATGGCTTTTCCGCCAACATCAACGCTTCCATTGTTCATGGAGTTCGTCCCCGCTTTGTAATCTCGTGACTTTAATCCCCCACCCCATTGTGGGGTGGGTTTTTGATAGGAGAATAGAATTTGAGTGTACTGAAAAACTTGAGAAGCCTGTCCAATATGGAATTTTACAAACAGGCTATCAGTATCAGGAAAACAATCACCACATGGCTTTTGAAGGACTTCAACACAAAGCCCAACAAGAAATCCATAAAGATGATTATAAAAGACCTGGATGAGGAGGACGAGAAAATCCTCAATGAGGTTTTCGCCAAGTATGGAAAGACCCTCAATCAAGTTTTCCAGTCCGGCTATCCCCAGTGGTTTGTAGATTATGAAAGGGGCATCATATCAAGGTGCCTGTCAGATATAGTGCAGAATATCACCAGGGCTAATTCTATCTATCCTGTCAATGATAATGAAGTGGAACTGCGGAGGTCGTTCCAGGATGTGGCAATAGCAGAGTGCTACAATTTATACCAGGAGCTGCAATATATTGTGTCTCTTTTTCCGTCAGATCTGAACAGGTTTATAAACCTGCTTGAGGAGGTGGAGAAAGAGGTGGTACTCCTGAAAGGCTGGCGCAAGTCCGGTAACCGGACCGTCAAGGAAAAAGCAAAATGAAAAAGGGTGTCTTTTATATGGCCAGCTCGACCAACTTCGTCAATTCCAACAACAATGGCAATTCCAACAACAACAACGCTTCCAATGTTAATGGAGTTCGTCCCCGATTTATGATGACATATGAAAAGGGTTTATGATCCGTATATGTCCACAAAGGAAAAGGCATCCTGTCCTGTAAAAAGGCGAATACAGCCGGCGATGCGGCCTGGTGCGCCAGGTGCCGCTGTAGACGCCGGCTCTCTTTATGCTGTTCTCAAGACTGCTTGATTTGAACAATCTATATACCGCATTCTATAAATGTTCCCTGGGCGTGCGGTGGAAAGAGTCCGTGCAGAGATATGAGTCAAACGTCCTCCACAATATAAACAAGCTCAGAAAGCTGCTTATCCGTGGCACATACAGACAGAAGCCCTTTTATGAGTTCGATATTTGCGAGCGTGGCAAAATGAGGCACATCCGCTCTATTCATATTTCTGACAGAGTCCTACAGAGAGCCCTGTGTGATTATGTCCTTAACCCGGTTCTCTTCAGATACCTGATATATGACAATGGCGCAAGCGTGAAAGGCAAGGGCGTGTCCTTTGCAAGAAACAGAATGAAGGTGCACCTGATGAGATACTACAGAAAGCACGGCAGCACCGGGTACATCCTGAACATAGACTACTCAAAGTATTTTGACAGCATACCGCATGATTTATTGAAGCAGAAGATAGCCTCAAAGATCGATGACTGCAGGGTGCTTCGGCTGGTGAATTATCTCATAGACACATTCCCCGGTGACAAAGGGCTGGGTCTGGGTTCCCAGCTCTCCCAGACGTGCGGCATATTCTACCTCTCTGGCATTGACAATTTATGCAAGAATGTAAGACGCTGCAAATATTATGAACGGTTTATGGATGATATTTGTATAATCCACCATGATAAGGAATTTCTGAGGACTCTTGAGTGTGAAATAATAAACGAAAGCCAAAAAATGGGGCTCAATGTGAACACAAAGAAAACCCAGATAATAAGACTCTCAAGAGGTTTTATATTTCTGAAGATACATTACTACATAACAGATACCGGGAGGATATCAATGGTGCCCGCAAAGAAAGCCTTTATCACCGAGAGGAGAAAGCTAAAGAAGCTGGCCGACAGGCTCCCGAAGGAGGAGCTTGAGAACCAGTATAAGGGGTGGCGGGGCAGCCTGGTAAAGTTTGACTGCCACAGAAGGCTGATTGAGACCGACAGAATTAAAAAGCAGATACTGAAAAGTGGCACATCACCTCCCAAAAGTGACACACAAAGGGTACCATGACCCCTTGACAAAATTTATTATATAGGCGATGGCGAGCAGTACAATCATCGCTACAATTTTGACCTCATCAGTTATAGGCATTTTGATCAACAAGATATTTGACCTTATGGAACGCCGCAGCTCTTCAAACGAGGACTTCCAGTTACTTTTATTGAACGCAATCAAGCAGCAGGCAAGGGCAGCAATACATGACAGATACATTACTATAGATGACCTTGAAAGCCTGGAAAAGACATACGAGAGATACAAGAAAAGAAAGGGCAACGGCTATGCAGACACCCTGATGAAGAAGGTGCGTGCACTGCCGGTCCGGGAGGATATATGACATTTGGTGAGTTCATCGTGAAATATCAGAATACAAAGGTTGACTTTGATGGGGTGGACGGTGCGCAGTGCATGGATCTCTACCGCCAGTACTGCAAAGACATGGGCATTCCACATACCGGCACTGTGAACCCGGACGGAGCAAAGGCCCTCTACCTGAAGTTCTCCGAGCGCAAGGAAAAGGAATACTTCAACAGGTTCAACTCCAACCTTGCCCGCTTCGGTGATGTCATCGTATGGGACAGGACGCAGACAAACCCCTATGGCCATGTGGCTCTGGTGGTCCAGGCGTACCAGCAGGACAAGGTTCTGGTGTTCGAGCAGAACGGCTTTACGCAGAACGGAACACAGTTTGCTGTGCGTGACCTGAAGAGTGCCCTGGGTGTACTTCGGAAAAAAGCATGATGTGTGTGAAATATAATAAGGAGATATGAAATGACAAAGAAAATGTATGCTTTAGTAAGCGGAATTATCGGTGGTGTGGGAGCAATCGCTTCTGCAATCGTATCTTACACAGAGCCTGCAATGGCCACTGCTATTCTTGCGGCTATCCCTATCGCTATCACAGCCGTCAACGAGATTATGATGCTGTTTGTGGTGGAGAAGAAATGAAGAGAATTATCCAGTCAATGTTTTCCGACAAGGAATGGGACGCAGACGGCTGTAAGATTACAGGCTTCTGCATAGCATTGTGCGGGTGCGTGCTTTGTTTCTTGCATAATGACCTGGGCGTTCAGCTCGTATGGGCTGGTGGTGCTATGGTGGCTGGCAAGGCGATCCGGGAGAACACTTGACTGAGAAACAGGTCGAAGCCTACCGCCGGAAGCTGGACGACCCGGAGTATATGAGCCGGGCAATAGACAAGCTGGCAGAGGAAGCGACAGAGGAGTTTTATGCAGAAAGAGTTAGTGGATATAGCGTTCAACAATTCCATTCGACAGATAAAAAAGGTATCGTACCACAAGACGATTGATGTTGTGTTTGGTGTATACCAGGGCGGCAGCTATGATGGCTGGCTGACGATAAACCTGAAACCGACATCAAGCCTTATTGACAAGCTGATAAACGCCGTGGCCTTCGGCACACAGACCGGAGAAGGCCGGGTGCACGCCGGGTACTACAAGGAGATAGTTCACTACTGGGCCGAGTTCTGGGGTGCGATAACAAACGACAAGGACCTGGTTGCGGCGTCCTGCAAGGGCATACTCATTGCCGGGCGCAGCAAGGGTGCAGCAGAAGCCCTGCTCATAGCCGTGCGGATGTGGTCCCCGATGTACGATAAAAAGATAATTGTGGGAGCGATAGAACCGCCTCTGGTGTGCGACAAGGAATATGCCAGGTTTGCGGAGCAGGTGCTGGGCAAGGAGAATATCCAGTGGACATGCTATAAGAATGACATAGTGCCGGGAGTCCCGCCATGGTTCACATTCCCCGGAGTCAAGCACCAGATAGGCAAGCGGGGCCTGGGGCTCTCCATCAAGGACCATGAGACATCAACGACAAAGGAAGAAGTTATTTATAAAGGGCTGGGATATGTGGAATAAGATCATGGAGTGCTGCGGGTTCATACTGGCCTGCATAATGGCTATTTTCCTGGGCAAGCAGTATTCACAGAAGAAGGCTGCCGAGAAGGAGGCCAGGAAAGCCGAGGCGGAGCGCAAGGCAGCCGAGGAGCAGCTGAAGAAAGAGGCGGAGCGCAAGGCCACCGTACAGAAAATGAAAGAGGAGATTTTTAAAGATGCTGAAGAAAAGAAACAAAGTCTTAATACTGGCAGTGCTGCTGACAGGTTTAATGCTGCTAACGACATCCTGCGTCACAGAAACAAAGGTGGTGACAAAAGTAATCCATGAACTGCCGGATGCAGAGTTCCCGGTGTACCCTGACCCGGAACCAGTCACTGTGGATCTGGCCACAAAGACTGTATCAATGCCGCTTTGGTACTACACTAAGATAGCAGAGTACAAGGCAGATGTTGATAAAATCGAAGCACTCTTTGAAAACTTGCGGGAACTGAACGAAAAGGAAAATGCACAATGAAAACTTCCGATGACATAAAGAAGATAGTGGACAAAGACATGCACATACAGGTGCTCCGGGAGACGCTTACAGACCTCCGCATAGAGAACCTTTTCATAAAGAAGGTGGTGCTCATCCTGTTTGTGATGCTGGCCTTTGCCATTGCCGGAATTTTTTTCCAGAGCATGTGGTACCAGCACAGGCTTTTCAGGTTCATGCAGGAATATGAGGTGGTGTCCGATGTGAATATGAACAACCAGGACAGCTATAACTCCGGAAGTATTATGATTGAAAGGAAGTGATGAATGCCTACGAATATGTCATACACCAGGACAATAAGACCGAAAGGCCGGACTCCGAAATTCACCATCCGGCAGGGGGTGACATACAACATCACCACCAACCCGGACGGGACTCCGAAGATCACCAAGATAGCGTACAGAAAGATAATAAAGAATGACAGCAAAGGTTAAGGCCGTCAACAGCTTCTTCCGGGCGGCCATAAAGCCGGAGGTTGACAGGCTCAAGGAGGACATCGTTCTGTCCGACAGGCAGGAGGAGATATTCAACCGCTACTACATCCGCAGGCAGGATGTGAATTTCATTGCCGACACGCCGGGTGTCTGCTCCTATGTTGTCAACAAAGAGCTGAAGGTAATCCGGGAGAAGATCCTGAAAGTCCTTAATTAAAAAATACCCGCTTTTCTTTAATAATTACATTCAAAAAATATCCATATTAAATGCAATTTTAATACAAAACCTCCTTCCGTAATCCGGGTACATTGTAACCATCGGAGGTTGTTATGTACCCATTTATGAACCCACAGTTCCCCATTCCACAATACCCGGCCAACTCATTCCCCCAGCAGAACACCAGCCCCCGGCTTGTGATAAAGCAGGTGGGAAGCATCGACGAGGCAAAGGGAGCGATCATAGATCCGTTCTCCCTGTTCGTGTTCGTGGACTTCTCCTGCGGAAAAATCTATGTGAAAAAGATGGGAGAGAACGGACAGAGCGAGTTCTACATTTATAACCAGGAACAGGCACAGAAGCAGGTGGACCCTATGACAGAGATCCGCCAGAGGCTTGAAAAATTAGAGTCACTTTTAGGAGGCGGCAATGGTAAATCCGTTCCAGATATTTCAGGCAATGAAAAATCCGGTGCAGGCAATAATCAGCCAGCAGGCGGCGAGAATGCGCCAGGCCAACCCGGAACTGTATAGCCGGACCATGAACCTTATCCAGGGCAAGAGCGAGGCTCAGCTCAAGGAAATAGCAGAGAACATGGCAAAGGACCGGGGGATAAACCTTGCGGATCTTGCCAAGCAGTTCGGTATCAATCTATGAGGCCGTCGGCCTTGATATAATGCTTCATATTGAAAGGAGAACAAGACTATGGCAGACACAATTATGACCAATGATGGCTTCGGCTTCGGCGGCGGCATGGGTATCTTCGCCTTCTTCATTCTTGCACTGCTTTTCGGCGGCAACGGATGGGGCAACAACGGCAACGGAAACTCAAACGCTATCCAGGCAGACGTGAACAGAGGCTTTGACAACCAGAACCTCCAGGCCCAGACAAGAGACATTCTGGGTGCAGTCACCGGCGGCACAGCTCAGACAATAGCTGCAAGCACAGCCAACGCTGCAAACGCAATCAACGCCATCAAGGACGGAAACGCAGCTCTCATCAGAGAGTTCGGCAACGTTGAGACTGCACTCACTGCACTGAGCGGAAAGCAGCAGGAATGTTGCTGCGGCATCCTCCGGGCAGTTGACAGCGTGAATTACAACGGTGCAATCAACACCGCAGCAATCAACGCAAACACCACAGCGCAGACCCAGAAGATCCTTGACGCACTTGCACAGTCAAAGATTGACTCTTTGCAGGCAAAAGTCCAGACTCTGGAGCTTGCACAGGCCATGGCCGGCGTGGTGAAGTATCCACAGGCAATGACCTATGGTGCCGGTCCCTCCCCATTCTGCGGATGCGGCTACGGTTATGCAGTTTAATCCCTTTTCAGGTTGAATTTTCCATCCTTGAGGATGTTGACGATATCGTTGAGGGGAGGCCGGGCGCCTTCCCTCTTTTTAAAGGAGGCAGCAGATGACTTGCTGTAAATTCCCAAAGAGGCTGAGGGCTTCCTCAGTCACAACCACCGGCGGAGCGACCACTATAACAGTTCCAGGTTCCCCTGCGATAAACGCTGGCGACCTCGTGGACGTGCAGCTTTACACTGCAATACCTGACGGCACAGACGGAACCACGCTGACCATCACCAACGGCACACAGACAGGCTTCGTGATGGCTTGTGACGGAAACTACTACAGACCGCTTCCGCTTCGGAGCAGGACAATCCTAAGAGTCCAGTGGCTTGATGATCCGGCACACTGGCAGCTTGTGGGAGTGCGCAGATGATTGACTGTATCAAGAAAATCGCCACGCAGATAATCGATGAGCTTATGGACGGCCAAAAGTACATCGATGCGGCCTACAAGTACAGGGAGAGTCATCCGGAGCTGGCGGAGCTCTACAAGGAGCTGTCAGCCGACGAGCTGGGCCATGCCGAGAAACTTCACGAGGAAGGCTCCAAGATGATCGAGGGGAGCGACGACCACGACTCCAAGGTTATCTGGGACTGGGAGACCGAGCGGACAAACAAATGGCTGAAGGACATTAAAGTATTGCACGAGATGTACTGACGGTGTATACTGTTAATGTCAATCATCACGACAACCCCGGGGACTGCCGCTAACAGTCATAACCCGGGGCTTTTTTTCTGATAGCACTCCTGATAGCAACACCCACTTGACAACCTACGATAATCACAATAATCTACATTACATATGGGGTTTATTGTGATATAGCAATGCCACATGTGGAGAGCGGCTGGCCTGCTAAGGAAGTATACGGGTAACTGTATCGGGGGTTCAAATCCCCCTCTCTCCGTTATGTAGTAAGGATTTACACGATATTGCAAATCCGGAGCAGACCCCCTATGATAGCAAAATGATAGCAGGAGGTTTGAGAAATGAATTATCCTAAGCCGTTTAAAAGGGAGGGTTCCGCATCGCTTTTCTTCAACTACACCGACCCTCTGACCGGAAAGCGCAAGCTGAAGTCCACCGGCACGCCGAGGGTTGGCGAGAGCAAGGAGTTCATCAAGACTTTCATCGACAGGCTCACTCCCTCCGGCTCCATGACCTTCCGGGAGTATGCGTCCAGGTTCTTCTCTCCCGAGACAAACCCACGATACATCCGCTATAAGATGGCGGGCAAGCAGTACGGCATAGGCCACATCACGACCATGCGGCAGGTGCTGACAAAGCACGTTCTGTCAAGGCCGTTTGCAGACCTTGAGTTTGCATCCATAAACAGGGGCGATATCCTTGACCTTCTCATGCAGCTGGGCAAGGAGCTGAAGGACCACCCGGCTACAATCGACAACATCATAAAGTTCATATCATCAATATTTTCCGAGGCATACTACCGGGAGGATTTGAAATATAATCCGACGCAGAGGCTGACCAGGATAAACTATGACAAAGAGCAGAGGGAAGTCCTGACTCCGGATGAGATAAGGGAACTGTTCAAGGACCCCGGAACCTGGAGGCATAAACTTGATTATGATGTGTTCCTGTTCGCAGCATATACCGGGCGCAGGTGCGGCGAGATACTGGGGCTACAGTGGGACCAGATAAAGGACGGCTACTGCTACATAGACCGGGCATACAACAGAGGGGAAAAGGGGCTGTCTGTCCCGAAGTGGGACAAGAAGGTTATGATACCGCTCTGCCGGACTCTTCTGGAGAGGCTGCCGGAGAGAGGGGAGAGCCCCTATGTGTTCACATACGAGGGGCACCCGCTGTCATTGAAATGGTGGGACCGTGCATCGAGGCGGGAGCTCAAGTGCCGCTTCCCCGGCAGGAATATTGTACCGCACTCCTTCCGGCACAGCCTGAACACAAACCTGATACTTGCGCTGGGAGGCCAGGAGATATTCGTGCGGAAATACATAGGATGGACCGAGAGCTCAAGGGACACTCAGGCGATATATACCCACATTAAGCCCAGGGACCTGAAGTTCATTGCCGACAAGATAGACGAGATGTACTGCCTTGAGCCGCTATCTCATAACAATATTGAGAATGGCGATGGCGATGATGACAGTTCCGGCCAGGCCGTAGGGCCAGTATAATGCAGGCAGGAGTACGCCTGCAACTATTCCGGCAATCACACACAGGGTGGTGCTGCCTGTCTCCGATGCGGCCACTGCGAGAGCTGCGCCGCCAAAAAAGACTATGCCCACTGCTGTCATAATCAATAGATCTTTTGTTTTTCTGCTCATACCCATATCACCCGGCCACCGTATTCGATCCGTGGCCATCCCTTTTTTCCTTCCTTAATCCTTGCAGCATCCGGCGCACGGTGTCAAGCTCATCGTCACCCAGGCCCCGGCACAGCTCTATTATCTCCCGCAGCTTGAACGGCATGTCCTCATCCTCTCCTGTGACCAGGAGACGCACCGAGACACCGAGCCTGTCTGCAATCATCAGAGCAATATCAACTTTAGGAATTGTTTTCTTTGCTATCCAATCACAGACCCTGCCGCTTGAGTGGCCGGTACAGTCTGCAATATCCTTCTGCTTTACTCCCTTCTCGTTCATCAAGGGCAGAGTATTGTCCCAGAAACTCATATCACCTCCGCCCCTCCCATATATTTAGTATACAATAGTTTGGCGAAAAAAACTTCACTTTCGAAAAAAAAGTTATAAAAAAGTGCTAAAAAGTGTTGACAAAACTCCGATAATGAAGTTAAGATAGGTTGTAAACTTCAAAAGCGAAGTTAGGAGGAAGTTATGACAGAGGCAGTGATCCATATTCCAGAAAAGCTGCATGGAATATTAGTTGCCTACAAGAAAGGCGAAGGTGTCAACATCAGAAAGCAGATTGAAATACTGGTGAAAGAAAATCCCAGATATGCAGATTATGTGAAAGAGGCATCCAAATGATGAAATTCTACTGCATCAACGAGGTTGCAGAACTCCTGCATGTGTCACGCTGGACAATCAGCCTGGCATGCAAGCCCGACAGGCGCACGGGGCTGGCGAAGCTGGCCAACCACCGGCTGGGCAAGCGCATCATCATTTCTGAAGAAGATCTCCAGGAATATCTTAAATCGATAAGAACTGAGGCTTTGAACCCAGTCTGAAATACTCCTTTTACAGCACCCTGGGCCGTGACAGGGGGAAGGAACCACGGCACCCGGTGTGAACGGATGGAGGCGGGGAACGGACTCCTCGCTGTTCTGATGCGTCCCGGACAGTTTAAGTATTTTCTGTCACGGTCTGCCTCCTGCTGGTTCGACTCCAGCACACACCATAGCCCTGGCTCCGTTGGTAGAAGGGGCACACCCGGTACGTTGTGCCGGGAGATTTTAGGAATGATTAATAAAATGTTTGCTTGAAAAAAAAAGCCGCCAGCGGCAACTGGACGGCAAACATCAAAAGGATGGTTAAAGTATATGACAAATACAAACGCATGTCAACAGAAAGCAACCAGTAACAAACAAGAACAAGAAAAAGAAATGTGGATCGAGAGAGAAGAGGCCAGATTGACACTTCTCAGAAATCACCCAGGACTGAAAGCGATGCATGCCATCGGCCCGGACTGCGAGGCATGGGGTTATGTCCTTGCGTGCAAAATGGTGGACGGCAAAGATATCTTTGATGACCTTTTGGAAAACATCAAGTCTGCCCTGTATGGGCTCGATGCTTACCTTGCCAACATGATCATGCTTGCAAACAACATTGACTCCTTCAAGGAATACCTCAAGCCGGAGTATGAAATAGAGTTCCTTATTACAGGTAAGATCGGTGGTGCTGTTTCCCGGCTTGAGGCCACAGCTCTTTATGTGCAGGAAATGCTTAAACAGAGAGATGAACAAGAGCGTAAGTGGATAGAGGAAAGAGAAAAAAAACAGCCGCATCCAATATTTGCCAACATCCTTGACTCTATGAAAGGAGGCAAAGCATGAGCAGATACCAGAGATACATGGATAATCACGATTACTACGAGACCGAGGCACGAGAAGCTAAGGACGTGATCAAGCAGCAGTTGTTCAGGATCCTGGCAACATTTTGGAAAAAGAAGGCACTCTCGCTCAAGATTGAGGAGGCTCTGCGGTGAACTGGATTGACAAGGACTACTATGGCAACATGCAGAATGTCTGCATGGACACCATAGAGGACGCCCTGGACATGGGGGTGACAATCCGTTTCCGCAAGTGTGAGCACGGGCTTGTAGGTTCTGACAGCTTTGCAAGGTGGGGAACGATCCGCACCGAGTGGGAGCCGTTACGGAGCATGAAGCAGCTTGATGATCTCGCAGAGTGGTCATACGACAGGCTGGGTTGGAAATGGGTGGAGCTCTCATACCACCTCACAGACGGCCAGCATGTTCTACTTGAGGCCAAGGCAAAGACAAGAGACGAGATTCTTCGGAAGGAGATGCGGGCTGAACACGAGGCATGGCTCAAGGAGCAGGAGATAAAAGAGACGGCACTTCTTAAAAAGAAGCCCTGGCTTGCAGATCCGGACCCATGCTTTGACATGGCCAAAGAGTGTGCAGAGGGCTATTTTTATAACAGACAGATAGCACCAGAAGCGGTGTGTTAATTAAATATCGGAGGATAATATGACAATCGATAAAGACAAAAAGTACATTGTAAGAAGCGTGGGAGCCGGGCTTTTCTTCGGCTATATCACTGAGAAAGACGGCGGCGAGGTCACCATGAAAGAGGCCAGAAATCTGTGGAAATGGGCTGGTGCAAGTAATGTGAACGAGCTGGCGCAGACCGGCACACAAAGACCTGATGACTGCATGTTTACCATGCCGCTGGATGAGGTGGTGCTTCTCAATGTATGCGAGATAGCGACCTGCACACCCGAAGCAAGGGCAAGCCTTGAGGCGGTGCCGGTATGGAAAGCCTGATAAAAGAATTTATTAGCGACGGCTCCGGCTCCGGCTACGGCTCCGGCTCCGGCTCCGGCTCCGGCTACGGCTCCGGCGACGGCTCCGGCTACGGCTCCGGCGACGGCTCCGGCTACGGCTCCGGCTCCGGCTCCGGCTACG